GAAATCAATATAGGTGTGTTATATGGGTCATATTGTATCGAAATCACATTAAATTTTGTAGATAATTCTATTAACTTATTATAAATGAGGTCAATATCTATTGTTTTAGACTCACATTTTGTAATATGACCATCAAAAAGCCAATTAGAAAGATCTCTTCCGTTCTTACGGATAACATTCCCAGGCATGTTGGCCATAAAAAAGTATGGAATGACATAAGAAATTTCTCCAGGAACATAGACTACAATAGAAGATAAATCAGTATTTTTACTAAGATCACAACCAATATAAACTTCTTTTCCATAAAGTAAAGATTCATTAAAATCTTCGAAACATGGAAGTAAAGCTTCAGATTCTATCCAAACATCAGGAGAATCTACAAAAACATTACAATGTTTTGTCATGAAAAAGAACTTATCACGATATGAATATTGTGCTGTGTGATATGCTGTTTTTAGATCTTCAATAGAAATTATATGCCCTAATGCGGGGTTGCTTTTCACCCAAATTTCAGGATTATTTAAATCATCTTCAATATCTGGCATATATAGCATTCCAAACATTGTGTCATCTGTTATTTTATTTTCAAGAACTGATTGATGATATTTAAGATATTCATTACAAAAAGATTGTGTATTTGATCCTGCGGTTGATATACAAAAGATTAAACTATTAAGTCGTGCGCCTGTTCCTGTACGAATTGCATTTACAACGTCACCATTATCATACCCATGTAATTCATCCGTGAGTGCGAAAGTGGGACTCAGTCCCTCGATTCTATCTGAGTTAATACTTGACATTACTTTACTAAATCCTTGCTTTTCACTATCTCTAAAAATTACACGTGAACGTTGCCCAATTAATCTAGATTTAAATTCAGGTGTATGATTTATAATATCTTTTTCAAATTGTAATGAAATTGACGCTTGTTCAGATGTTAGAGCAATCAAAATACTTTGAGGATTTTCTGTACCATCCGAAATAAGACCATAGATTTGAAGCAAGCTGCACAAAAGCGATTTACCATTTTTTCTACCCACAAAAAGAAATACTTCTTTCACAACACGTTTTTCTGGATTAGATTTGTAATAAAAACCAAATATTGCGGATAATAAAAAGCATTGAAATTGTAAAAGGGGGAATTGAATATACTTATTTTGATGTTCTATATTTGCTAATGACGTAAATTTAAATATTTTATCTACTTTGGAAACTCTAAATACATACTTATCTTTATCATTAAGCATACGTATATATTTTTCTATGGCTAATTTGATATACTTGTTTACTATAATTGATCCATTCTGAACTCCTTTAATATAGTTTTCTACATTTTGCCATGCATTATCACAATATTCCTGTGCGTTTAATCTCATTATTTAGATTTAAGTTTACATTTTTCCCCGTGCCACTTCTTAAAATTCATATTGTCAATAAATCTTTTACAAAATGGGCATTGTATTTTTTTAGCAGGTTTGCCTTTATTCCAACTGGGTTTTCCTTTTTTTGCTTTACTTAATTTAGCTATATGATCATCTGAAAAAATTCTACCTTTTAGCGCTTTGCTAATTTTATTTCTAGTTTCCCTTGATACAATAGGAGGTATATAGTTTTGCTTTCGTTCTTCAGACCATTTCGTACCTAATAACTTTCCTTTATTTGCAATACCTATTTTTAATTTAGTTTCTTCTTTACAAGGTTTTCTTTGTTTTATTTTTGTATATTCTGAAACTATTCTACCTTTTAATTTTTCACTTATTTTTTTTACTCTTTCATCTGTATCTTTAGTTAACCCTTTACACCAAGAAATCTGTCCGGTTTTTTGTCCTTTAAATTTAGAAGGTTTTCCTTTTAAAGCAATACTTATATTTTTTATATGTTCTTCACTTTTAATTTTTCCTTTTAAGTTTTCACTTATTTTTTTTACTCTTTCATCTGTATCTTTAGTTAACCCTTTTGACCATGCTTTTTGTCCCTTATGAGAATTATTTATTCTTTCACATTGTTCTTTTGTACGTTTTTTTCCTGTAGTTTTTAAAACTATCTTTTCAATTATTTCAGGTCTATGCATACAATTATTCTTACTCATTAATTTTAATGATGATAATTTATGCTTTTTACCAAAAAAATAATTGAAGTATAAAGGATTTGTTGTATTATAATAATTTTTATCTTTTATTGCATTTCTTTCTTTTATTAGTGTATGCTCAGCATATCCTAAATCAAAAATATTTTTATAAAAATTTAATGGAGATAACTCGTATTTATCTCCATTTTTAATATCTTCTCTAAGAGGTTTACATGAAGACTTATATAAATCTTCTAAATTAAATGTACAATGTTGTCCTAAATACTTAAAAGGATTTAATCCCTTTTCTCTCCTTGAAATGTTTGTAATTTCATATGTAAAAAAATATGCTATCTCCATTGTCTGTTTATTAGTTATATAACAATAGAGCAGTAAGGTTTTCTATAATAAGCTAATTTAATCTTCCATCAATTTATCCAACTCATCCTTAGTCTTTTGTTCTATTAGTTTTAAACGCATTCGATCTGAACGATTCAATCCTAACTTAGAAGCGAGTTGGTAAACATTTCGAGTCAAAATTTGATGTGCTGATAATAATGGATTGATTTTTGTCATATGACTTCCTGCCTGTGTAACATATGAAATTACTGCGCCCTCTTCTTTTAATTGTTTAAATACTTTTTTTGCAAAAATTGTATTTTCGATAAGGTCATCGATCATATCTGAATCGATTTCTTCTGAATAAGAGCCTTTTTCTTGCAAATGTTTTATGATTTTTGTTTTTAAATTTGCCATAATAAAATTGTTAGTTTTATTATTTATTCAAAGCTGTTACTTAGGTCCCATTTTCTCTGACACTAAAAAACTTTTGTCCATTTATTTTCAGAAATAATGCACTATTTTTATTAGAATAGTAGCACTTATATACTCAGTAAAACTCAGGGCAAACCACTGGTATGAAAAGCTCTAGAATTAAAAAAATTAAAGGAGCCAATGATATAGGGTCTTTTGTTCGTTATCGTTTCAGACCAGGTATATTAAATAGTTGTTGATTGAGTGTTTAAAGTGCACTACTAATAGAGATTTAAGCACATAGAATAGTGTTACTTAGACATTCGAGGAATGGACCCCAAGTGTATAGCCTGTCTAATAGTGTACTAATCAAGAATAATAATATAATAAATTATTAATTATCTTGATTTGAGTGTGTAATTCTTGAAGTTATGCTCTGTCATCGATTTGTGAAGATTTGCTTCGATTTCTGCGCGAAGTTCTGCTTTGAAGTAGAGCGAATCGTGAACTGAGAGGCAACCGCGCGCGACGAAGCGATTGCAGACTGGGATAAATATAGTAGTAAACTAAAATATATGACTACTAAAGAACATGATAACTATATACACAAGAATATTTCAAAATACGTTACTTTTCTTATAGTTAGGAAATACATAGAATATTTTATTGATCCTACAATAAAGATAAACCCGTATACCAAACATTCTAGAATAACAGAAGAAACGAAATTTTATATAAAAAATTCAAGACATAATATGATTAAAATTATCAATATGATTTGTGAAATCTATAAGATGTATGAAAACATGAATGAAATAGATGAAGAAATACTTAATTTGAAGAAAGAAGATATAATGAAGTTGATTAATAACCTCATAAATAATTATGTAACTGATAAAATTATATTAAAAAAGAAAAGTAGAGTAAATTCATTAAGATATTTACAATCAAAGGGAGTGATACAAAAAACCTCCTCCAGGAAAAAATTAGTTAATGAAAGCTGAGATGCAAAACTGGAGGAGGCACATAAAAATAAAAATAATATAAACTAATATGAAACAATTAGTTGTAATATATATCTCTTACAATAGGAGTCCATATTTTTAAAATATAAATATATAAACAAAATAATGAATCATTCATGGCTCTAAGCAATTTTGTATCATCACTAAAAAATATGTGGATCGGATCGTACGATCAATTCAATGATGTAATACTCCCTTCAATTATTTCAGGCTCTTCTCTCCCATTTGATCTCTCCAATTCCGATAAAGTTTCTACAGTATTTACCTGTATAAAAATCCTTTCTGAAACATTATCACGTATGCCATTAAATATTTATAATGATGGCGGTGAAGGAAGAACAGTAAATAAAGATGATTACAGATATCCGATACTTCACTATAATCCTAATGGATGGACATGTCAACAGACATTTTTTAGTTCATTAGAATATTGGAGAAATCTTAAAGGTAATTCATTTGCAAGAATTTATCGAGATAATACAGGAAGAATTACTTCTTTAGTTTTAATACCACCATCAAGAGTTACTGCTTATAATATTAAAAATGGTGAGTTATATTACACTATTGTTAATGATAAAGATGTAGAAGAAGTAACAAATGCAAGCGAAGTATTACACTTTAAAGGATTAACAAGAGATGGTATTTGGGGAATTTCAAATTTAGAAGCATTAAGAATGAATATGAGTAGTTCTTATAGTGGCATACAGGCAATTGATAGTTTCTATAAGAACAATGCAATGACACCTAAAGCGATTAAGTCTACTGTAAGTGGATCAAATCAAAAGGCGATGATAGAAGCATTAGAAGAATTTAATAGAAAATATGCCGGAAGTACAAAAGCAGGAACAATGGCAACATTGCCTCCTAATACAGAAATTGTAGATTTAGGACTTAATTTTGTAGATGCTGCATTTATAGAAACAATGCACTTTAACACTCAACAGATTGCAGCATTATATGGAGTTCCAGCATGGATGGTTGGTGAAATGACACAAACAAAATATTCATCAGTTGAAACTACAACACTTGAATTTAAAAGTACAACTCTATCCGCAATTGGTAGAATGTATAGACAAGAATTAGAAACTAAATTACTTACAACCGATGAACGATTAAATGGTGTTAGTATAGAATTCAATTGGAATGCATTAGTAGAAGTAGATAGTACTACAAGAATCAATAATTTGAAATCATTAGAAGGAATGGGTGTAGTAACACCTAATGACATTTGTATGTTAGAAGGTTATGCAGTTTATCCCGAGGGCCGTTTTCATGTAATTCCAGGAAATTACGTAAGTGTTGAAAAACAATTTACAAAAGATTCTTCTACAAGATAAAACTATATAGTGTTAGTTACCTATAATATAATAACTAATACTATATAAAATGAAGACATATTTTGTTTATTACACTCAAAATTTAAAAGACATAAGAAAAGGATATGTTGGAATGACAATAAGAATTAAAAAATATATGTTGTCAGGACAATATAAATATTTAGGAACTGATAAAGATTTACTTAATGATATAAAACTTTTAGGTAAAGATAATTTTTTAAGAACAAATTTATTATCATCTACCGATAAAAATGAAGCAAAATTTTGGGAAGGTTTTTATGTTAGAACATTAAAAACACACATATCACAAGGAGGATATAATAAAGATTTTAATGGTGGTGTATATCCTAATCCTGTTACACAAAAAGGAAGAAAAATAATGTCTGAAAAGAAAAAAGGAACTATACCCGCAAATAAAGGTAAAAAAATGTCTCCTCAAGAAAATGAAGAAAATAGACAAAGAAATATAGGAAGAAAACAATCAAAAGAAACTATTAAAAAAAGAAATGAATCACTTAAAAAAGTTATTCGAACATCTGAATGGAATGAACATATAAGATTATCAAAATTAGGAGATAAAAATCCTATGAAAAATCATATAATAACAAAAGAAGAACATAAAAGAAGAAGTGATTCACTTAAAGGAAAAAATAAATATCCTAGAACACAAGAACAAAAAGATAAAATTAGAAATACATTATTAAATAAACCAAGATTTAAATGTGAATATTGTGATAAATCATTTATAGAATATTATTACAATAAATATCACGGTGATAATTGTAAACAAACGAATATATAATTAAAATTAAGCATATATATGAAAAAAACTATAAGAAATTTAGAACCTGAACAAGTATCTTTTAGAGCATTTGAAGAAGATGGTAAAAGATATCTTGATGGATATGCTTCTAGATTTAATCAAAGATCAAAACAAATTTTTGAAAATAATAGACTTTTCTATGAAATAATAAGCCGTACAGCTTTCGATGAGACATTACAAAGTGAGAATTTGAATGTAGTAAGCACCTTCAATCATAACCGTGATAGAGGTATACTTGGTCGCACCAAATCAGGCACTTTAGCGTTGTCCACCGATGATGTAGGATTGCATTTCAAAGTAGAAGTACCCTTAACACAATTAGGAAATGATGTATACACTCTTGTTCAACGAGGAGATTTATCAGAATGTTCATTTGCCTTTATCGTAAAAAAGGGCGAT